GATGGCAACGTGACCGCACGAAACGCGGAACAGAGGGTTGGCTATGGCAGATGAGGAAGCAGTAACTGAAGACGGCCTGTTCGATAGCGCGATTGAAGACCTTGGCCCGGTAGAAAAGGCCCCGGTCGAGAAAGCGCCGGTCGAACGCGCGCCGGAAGACACAGCGAAGCCCGTTGTCGAGGCGAAGGCCGAGAGGCCAGAGGTCGACGACGACGCACCGCAGGTGCCGTCATGGCGTGTGAGGGAGATCAACGAGGAGAAGCGCGCGGCAATTGCCGAGCGTGATGCCTTGAAGGCGGAGCGGGACAAACTCGCGACCGAGCAGGCGGCTTTCCGGCGGCACATCCAGTCGCAGCAGGAAAAGACGGCCAGCAAGGACGACGAGCCGAAGGCACCCGATCCGCTGATCGATCCCGAAGGCTACCAGAAATTCATCGAGCAGCGCTTCGATGCGCGTCTGCTCAATGAACGAAGGGAAAGCAGTCTTCAGCTTGCGCGGCGCACCTACAAGGAAGAATTCGACGAGGCCTACAATCTTGCAATCGAGCGCGTTGACGACGTGTTGCGGGCTCGAATGCAGAAGTCGGCGGACCCCGGCGAAACTCTTATGCAGTGGCACCGCGAGAACAAGCTTCACGCAGAGGTCGGGACAGACCCGGCGGCCTACAAGAAAAAGCTGCGCGAAGATCTGCTGAAAGACGACGAATTCCGCAAAGAGGCGATGGCCGCTTGGCGGGATGGAGCGTCGACGACAGATGCCACCGGCCGTCCACTTGTTCGCCTTGCGCCATCGTTGAACGGTGTGAGCCGTTCGAATGCTTTGCTCCGCTCGTCGCAGCAGGATTTGTCTGACGACGCGCTGTTTGACGACATCACCGGCTGACGGCCCAACAACGGCCGTTGGCTTCACGTTTGTGAAAGGAACGGCCAATGGCTCTTACGACCAATCATGTCAACAATGAAGTAATCAAATTCCGCAAGGACGCAGCTACCGACTTCCTGCGCGCGTCGCGCTTTGACGCGTACATGGGAGGCGACAGCACCTATCCCATCGTCCGAATGAAAGATCTCGCTGCCGACGGCAAAGAGATCAGAATTCCGCTCGTCACGCAGCTGACCGGCGGCGGTGTCGGTGCCGGAACGCTGCGCGGCAACGAGGAACAGATCGACAGCTACGGCATGCCGATCTGGGCCGACTGGGCGAGAAACGCAGTCGCCAACAACCGTGCCAGCGACAAGGAAAGCAGCTTTTCGGTCCGTTCGACGGCCCGCAATCTGCTGCGCGGCTGGTCGCGGCGCATCGTGCGCGACGACATCGTCGACGCGTTGCTGTCGATCCCGACGGCGACGATCCAGTCCGGCCGTCTGCTCGCGCCGGGCAACCGCGTCAACGGCATCCGGTGGTCGGCTTCTACGACCAACGACAAGAACGCTTGGCACACGGCCAACTTCGACCGTTTGCTGTATGGCGCGCTTGGCTCGAATTATCTTTCGACGTTCGCGCTGTCGATTGCCAACGTGAACACGCCGGACGACAAGATGTCTGCCGCCATCGGCAGCTATCTCAAGCAGCTTTGTCAGCAGAGCGGCGTGTCTCCGTCCAATCCCGGCATCTACAACGGCCGTCCGAAGATCACGCCGTACCAACTCAAGGGCACCGACCAGGAATGGTACGTCTGCTTCCTTGGCACGCGTGCGATGCGCGATCTCAAAGCGGACCCTGTGATGTATCAGGCCAACCGCGATGCGCGCGAGCGCGAGAGCAGCCCAACCACCAAGAACCCGATCTTCACGGGCGGCGGGCTGGTCTACGACGGGATCTACTATCTGGAGATCCCGGAGATCACGCAGCGGCTGTTGCTGGTCGGCGCTGGTGCCGGTCCGGTCGACGTCGAGCCGGTGTTCATGGTGGGCCAGGGCGCGCTCGCCTATGCGGTCGGCCAGATGCCGCGGCCGACGCAGCTTGAGGATGGCGATTACGACTTCGTCACCGGCATGGGCATCGAAGCTCAATACGGCATTGGCAAGATCGCCAAGGCTCCACTCTCCGCCACTGGCACCATGCTTGGTCAGCTGGTCGACTGGGGCATGGCGACTGCATTCGTCTGCGCAGTGCCAAACGCCTGATCGAACATCCCACTAGGGAGAGGGGTTCCTGTCCCCTCTCCCGCTTTTTCAGGAGGATGCTTCGATGGCTTATCGCAAGGACTGGGGCCAGCCGCAGGTTGGCAATCAGGGCTTCGTCGGCACGCGCAAGATGCTTGGCCGACGCGTCACGTTGTTGTTGACCGATCTTGTTCTCAACAACACCATCGGCTGCTTCATGGTGCCTGCCGGGTTCACGGTCGACGGCTGTGCCGTCAACTGGTCGGACATGGATGGCGGAACGTCTGCGTCGTTCAGCCTGGGCGATGCTGCATTGGCGACGCGCTTTCTCAATGGCGACGTTACCCCCCGCACTGGTGGATTGACGGTGGCTCTCGCTGCCACCGGACTGCTCTACAAATTTCCCGCCGATACGGAAGTCCTGATCACCATCTCGGTGGCTCCGGGCGCTCCAATCGCCGGTACTGCGGACGTCTATCTGTCCGGCTTCGTTACGCCTTAGCTTCACCTCCAACCATCGTCAGGAGAAATCGCGATGGCTTATCGTAAAGACTGGGGCCAGACCCCAAACGTCGGCAACCAAGGCTTCGCTCGCACGATGAAGACGCTTGGCCGTGTCGTGAACGTCAACGCTGCCGATTATGTCGGCATGCCGAATACCATCGGTGCATTCACGTTGCCGCCTGGGTTCACGGTCACCAGCGTCATTTGTATTTCGAGCGCGATGGCGGCTATCGCCTTCACGGTCGGCGATGCCGCACTGGCCAACCGCTACATTGCGACCGGCGTGACTGGTGCGACCAACGTCACCCTGAACACGCCCGGCTTGCTGTTCAAGAACACGGTTGAGACCGAGGTGCTGATCGCCGTCACGGCTGGTTCCGTTGCCGGTACGATTGGTCTGTACATCACCGGCTTCATCGACAACTAAAACGGAACGGCAGTTGGTTGCTGACAGTTACCCGGCGTCAGCAACCGGCGGCCACCCGTCATCATCCCCTTGTGGCGTGTGGCCGCTAACATAAACAACGAGGAACGACGATGAGTAAGACGATCTATGCGACGTACATTGCGCCGGAAGGCGACAGCAAGGTTGCCGAAGTCGGCAGCCTGACGTTTTTCAGCGGGCAACCGCTGGAGATCGAATGCACCGAAGCGAATGCTGGCTTGGTCAAGATGCTGAGCAAGAACCAGCACTTCAAGGTGTCCGACAACAGCAAGCCGCCGGATGAAGCTGCCGAGGAAGCGACGCAGGCGGAAGGCGAAGCCGAGGACGACAGTGACGACAGCGCCACGGCGCATCGTCGGCGGCGTCGTTAAGGAGGCACAACGTGGCTAAGACCCGCGCTCAAATCCAGTTCAAGGTTTTGGCAATCCTGACTGGTGGCGACGTGGGTCTTAACCCGTCGGCCGAGGATGCCGAGAATATCGACGGTTACATCGACAGCATTGTCGAGGAGCTTGCGTCCGACTTTATCGCAATCCCCGATGCCGATGCGCTCGACGAAGACATATTCATTACGTTCTGCAAGCTTGTCGCCGACGCAGCTGCCGAGGAGTACGGCGGCAAGAGCGACCCGGTGAAAGCACAGGCATTGCGTAATCGCATCCGCGTGATCAAGCGGCCGACACCTGGGTACGGTCCGCAGGAAACGGATTATTTCTGATGCCGCTGTGGGACGAGATCGATCGATCTCAGCCATCGGAGCCTCCGCCGGATATGTGGACCGGTCGCGCGACGATGCGCGACGGTTCGCAAGCGCCTGCATACTCTGCGCAAGATCCGCTTGCGCCGCTGATCGAAAAGATCGGCAAGCCAGCCGCCGAAAAGATCGCTGGTGTCGCCGGTAAGATCAACCGCACCGGCCAGGGCCTCTGGCAGAGCCTGCTCGACGCCGAGGCCGAGCGCACCGGCAACGTGTCGTCGATCTCGACCGACTACGATCCGCGCAACGAAGCGATCCGCCACGCCACCGATCTGGCGTCGACCGTGACGATGATGCCGTCGGTGACCGGCGGCGCTCCAGGTGTCGTGATCGGCGCTGGCGCAAAGATCCCGCGCGCAGCGCGTGGTGAAGTGGCGCAAGGCTTCGCGCCGAATAACGAGCAGGCCAACCGGCTGCTGTACGGCGGCACGCATGGCCCCGACACGCCGCCGGGCAACTGGATGATCAGGTACGGCGACAACAAGGTCACGCCGCAGCCGACGCTTGTCGACCTGACGACTGAAGGTGGTCTTGCTCACCATTATTTTTCCAAGACCAAGTCCGGCAAAGACATTCCGGATATGCAGTACAAGGTTTCAGGAAAGCCTCCGCCTGAAGGTCAGGTTTTTGATATCGAGAAGATGCAGAAGGAGGGCGCGTGGATTTTGCCGGGCGTCACCGACGCATCGTATGGCGCGAAGGGCGGCAAGCTGACCAGTGTCGGCGGCCGTGATTTTGAAAATCCAGTCAGGATGGAAGGCGGCCGGAATTATTCCGCGGCGAATGAGCATGTGCAGGTGCCTGATCGGCCTGACGCACAGCTATTGTTTGCCAATCAGAAAAAGGCCGCGCACGACATCATCAACGACGCCAAGACCGTGATGGACAAGGGCGGTGTTCCGTATTTTTCGACTGTGCTTATGAACAAGATCACGTCGATGGACAGTTCAAAGCAGGTTGCGAAATCGGTGCATGAGACGATCAAGACGCTGAAGCCCGACGAGGCGCTGACCGAGGCCATCAACAAGGCTGTACTATCGGAAATGGGCGGCAAGGCGCACAAGACCGCTGGCGCGTTTCCTGGAATTCAGAGCCCTGATTTCGAGAAGTGGCTGGACAATGTCAGCGGTCCGTTCCGCGCAAAATTTGTCCAGGCTCTCGACAAGGAAAGCGTAATGAAGCGCGGCGGTCCGGATATCGGTGAGGTCCGCTACGCCAACACTGACCCGCGTTACCGCAGTACGCCAACCGGCGGGTCTGGATTGTTCATGGGCAAGATCAACCCGGAGCTTGGCACTGCTCCGTCGGCACATTCGAATTATTCGACTGGCACGCTCGCCAACCGTGGCGATACCGGAACGCTTGGCGGAAGCGTTCCGTTCCACAGTTTGCAGCCGGATCTGTGGCGCTATCTGATGGAAAAAGGCGGGACCAAATTCGGCAACGTGCCTGCTT